GAACGATACTATAAAGACAAAAATTGCTCTGCGAAGAGTCCTAAAGTTATTAATTTAATAACTACCTCCAATGTGAGATAGTACTATTATAACATTTTATTAGATTAGTTTAAACTGATCTAGGTATTCAAGTGCTTCTTTTGGTGGTTCTGGTCTAATCACATTGTTGTTAACAAACAATTCTTTTGATTTATCTGATTTAGGTCTATCTGCAAAAGTATGAACTTCAACTTCTAAATCAATATCTTTTGGAGTGTTAGCAATTGAACCAAATACAGCACCACAAACTGCGTCCGCTAAGTCTTTAGACTTTTTACGAGGATGATCAACTCTATCATTCTTCATAATTTTTAACTCAGTTAACTCTTCAAACAATAATTCAATTGAAGGCATTACTAATCTTTCTTCATAAATAAGCATTGCCATATCTTCATAATGCTTTTTAGCAACTGAAACAGTATCCGTTCTCATTCCAACTGCCTTTAGTTCATTTTGAATATCAAATGATTGCCAACGATCAAATGTTACCAAACCTATATTAAAACCAGTTCTTCTTAAGTTTTGAATCCATTGCTTTACTTCTGATAGGTTTACTGGACCTTCTACTTTAGGTTCCCACCAAACCACTGCATCCACAACAACAATAGGAGCAACCTGTTCGTAATCTTTGATTACTTGAACGTTAACCCACTTTTCTACGTGAGCAATGGCTACAGCACACTTGTCATGCTTTTGTGCCAAGTCAGCGTGAACATAATAGGTCTTATCTGGATCAGGTTTAAAGGCTTCATCAAATCTTTTAAAATTATCTATAGGGTTTCTACCAGTCATACAGGCTCTAACTTTTTCTGCCTGCTTGAAAAACGCATCTGATGAATAGGTTGGAACGCATGCAAAACGCATCATTGCATCCCCAAGATCTGTATAGAAGGCTAACTTAAAGTCATCAATCTTTCTAGTTGGGTTAACTTCCCATGTTGGTCTTTTTAATGCAAATACTCCAGGATACTTATATGAAACAATTTCATCTTCTTCCCACGAAATCTCAAATGTGTTTCCTACTTCATCTTCTGGTAATGCTGGATTTAAAATAAACTTATGATTTTTTTCAATAACATCTTTTTCTAAAACAACATCATCATATCTTTGAGATATAAAATCTCCTACATACCTTGGAAAAGATAACAATACAACTTTCCCTAAATCTGGAAAACGAGAATCTACTGAGCCGCGAAATGCTTTATAAATATTTTCTGCAGTCTTACCTTGTTCATTTCCTGTGCCAACTTCAGAAACAAAACCAGAAATCTCATCAAGCACTGCAAGCAAAAGGTTTAAACCCTCATGTGATTCTCTTTCTGAATGTCCAGAATAAACTGTAATAGATTTATTAAACTCTACGCTATCTGCCTTTGCATAAAACTTTCCTATAAACCATGGAGACTTTTCAATCTTAGTTTTAAAACCTTTAAAGAAAACGTTCTTAGCCTGTTGTGCGTTAATAGCAACGTTAATTAAATCAATAGCATCTCCTGATGGTTTACCAAAATATTTAGCGGGATCTTTTAAACAAAGTAACTTATAAACAATATAAGAACAAGCAACTGTAGAAGTAAAATCCTTACCACTACCCTTACCTAACTGAAGAATGATTTCATTTTTAGTATACTTATTATAATATTCTGTACCTTCTTTTTCACCCAACAAATCTATCAAATCTTCTTTTCTATAAATTTGACTCATAGCCTCAACTATGTCATACTGAATTTTAGATAGTGCAGGTTGTCCCAAATAGTCTTCGTGCTCAATAAATGTTTTAGCGTCTACTGGAATTTCTTCAAATGGATTATCTTTTAATACTTCTAAAAAATCATCAAACATCATGGACAACTGTAACCACTTCGCTTTCCCTGGCAATGCTTGAAAGTCGTCTCATGATTTCATCACGAACTTGTGGATACTCAGAAGCAACATCTTTTAATATGTTCATAAGTACTTCTTGCTTTCTTTCTATTTGTACCATTTCTTCTGCTAGTTCTTTATTTTCTAAAAGCCCTGCTTTTTGCAACATATCAATTCTTCTAGATTCAATATCCAATACCAACTTAATTCCCTGACTTTTGGCATTTAGGTTAGCACTTGTTGTTGCATCCTCAATAACCTCATAAGCCTTTGTAATTAATTTGCTATAGTGAGTATCTGCAGCAACCAGTGCTTCTTTTGCTCTAGCACGAATTGCATCATTAGCGGAAGCCATAACCTTCCACTCATTAATTAAACTAACTACCTGTTGTCTTGGTATTGCAAGTTGTTTAGATATTCTTGTAGGATCATTTCCTTTAAGATATTCTTCAACAACTTTATTTACTTGATCTAAGTGTTGTACTAAATCTTGTTCAGTTGACACTATTTTTTTCCTTATACATCTTATATAACATATTTGCCCATACGTGATGAAATGCTGTGCCGTAATGTCTGCCATCTCTTGCAACCATTGTAAATGTATCATCCTTATGGTTATTGCTATATTCGAACACCTCTTGTTCTATTTTGTTCATCGTATTTGGATCAGTAGTAATATAGTAGTTGTCTAAATTACATAAACTTAAAAATGCATCTGTTCCTCTAACATAAGAAAATATAAATAACTGTATGTTGTGAGACTTACAATATATTTCTAAAAACATTAAATATTGATATAAATATATTGATAGAGTTGAAGTAAACATTGCTAAGGTTGAATTTTGTTTTACTAAAGAATGTCTATAGTTTTCGTTCAAAGAATAAAACAAATCTATTGGATCCATTGGTCTATCTAGTTCATCAGCATTATCTGAATTTAAAGCGTAGAATCTGTTTAAATCTGGCAAGTCTAAAAATATTACATCTGGATTACCATACTTATCTATGTATTTAAAAGTGCTTGCAACAATGTCAAAAACACCTTTTCCAGGAGTACCTATGTTGTAGTATCCAGAAACCTCTTCGTCTTTTCCAATTAATTTGTGCAATAAGTATGACCAAGTTTCTTTTGTATACAATCCTTGTCCGTAGGTTACTGAACAACCATTAAAAAATATGTGCTTGCCCTTATGTTCTTTTGTAAATTCATCTGATCTAAAGCCCTGCTTGTTTGGAACAAACTCATCTTCTGGAAAATCAACCCACAACTGAGTTGTATCTAATTTTTTAGAATCTTTATATAGTCCTTCTATTAAATTATTCCACCCAGTTAACTGTCTTGCAAATGGTAGTTCTACTTTTTCATTTTGTAATAAAGCCTTATAACTTTGTTTAGAAACTTTTGAAAACTGTTTGTTCAAAGTTTCATACATATTTATTCCATCTTGTCTATCTAAAGGATGGTATTCGGCTGCTGCTGGTGTACTAAAAGCAATTTCTTTCATGTCCTCATCTGTTCTTGTTTTATCTATGTCGTGACCTTCCATTTTACACATCTCCCTTTTTATAAACTTTTGAAACCTTAAGTAAAATTAAATATCCAATTAAATCATCTAAATCATTGTCCCCATAAAACTCAGAACCTCTTGATATCCTAGACAACTTGTCATCAATTCTTATTTTTATCTGCTCATCTGAACTTGCTTTAGAAAATACTCTAATTGGATCAAGTGCAGAATCACCATATGATTTGTTTTTTTCAATAAGCATGCTCTTTATATTATCGCAAATATTAGCAATTGTATCTTGAGTTAAGTTGTTCACCTTTTTGATTTCCTTAATCTAAACTTAGCCAAATAAACGTATACTGTTTCAACACTACATCCACACTCCTTGGCAATTTCTTCTGGTGATTTTCTATCCATAAGATATCTCTTACGCATAAAAACTTCGCTACTATACATTTTACCAGAAGCCATACTATTCATCATCCTCTGTATCAATAATATCATAGTTATAGGAGTTAGAGTCTTCTGTAGTCCATTTGCTGTACCCTTCGACATCCCAAGCATTTGTATTGATCAATCTATCAATTACTAATGATTTTTTAGTAACAAATGATGGCTCGTATAAACGAACCCTATTATTTGGCTGTATAGCAAAATTACCATCATCGCGTTGAATAACATGCCCACACTTATGCTGCCCTGGGTTTTCGGAGTATCCATCATCTAGTATATTGCTATCTGGACTGTGCCAGTCTAAAGTAAACAAGTACTTTCCAAATATATTTTGTTTAGTTCTGTCTAAATATGACATCTTCATATTACTTAAATTTTCAAACTTAGTTACTGATATATGTGAACTAAAAGAATTCCAAAGAACTAAATTATACAATGGTTGTTCTGGGGTATCTGGCTTAGTACAAAAAGCATTAATTGGCATTCTCCACCAAAGGCCACCATCCTCCATCAAGAAATGAAACAACGGACTTCTTGATTTTACACTTGACACACCAAAAATTACCACAGGAAAATATTGATCATGAGAGTCTTGTTGATCTCTTAAAAAATTACCTCTAACATAACATTCTATTGGTGGAATGTTTGCATTTAACTCTGGCATTATTCCTCAATCCTCATGGCCTTGTTCCAATTGTTAATAGCCCAATGACCTATAGCACAGGCATCAGCAACATCATTATCACTTATATTTTTATCATATATAGTATTGACAAACCTTATAGTTCTTTCTTTCCTTAAATTTCTTTCATATGTTTTGTACCAAGACTCTGACTTGCCAGGGTTTTGACTTGCAATTAATATTCTTTCTTCTTTTGATATCTTCTTATTACCTATAAAGTTTTGCCATGTGATTGGTGATACTGATCCTATTGTTGATACCCCGCAAACTTTTAAAGCACCTATAATGGCACCCTGTACAAGGGCTAGATCTGCAGCAGTTTTTGGACTATTCATAAATACTGTATGCTCTATAACCACAGCATCTATATCATAAAGATCAAATAATGCCTGAGTCTTTATGCAAGCATCCCCAACCTTTTCATATGTTGTATTACCAGTAAAATTAATCTTTCCAAAAAAACCAAGTTGTTTGTTATTATAAACAGAAAAAGCCAAACTATTTGTGCTTGCATCCATTGCACAAATATTATTAGGCATAATCTCTAGGCCCCACTTATTCTTTGTCATTAATAATAATCCTCATTTTCTTTAAAGCCTTAACAACTTCTACTGGATTAATTAAACAAAAAGTACATATTGGTTCATCATTATATATTGACAAATCATTGCCACAGTTTTTGCACTTTCTAGCCTTACCAATTCTTTTTTGTCTACGTGAAATAACATATCTTTCAGCAATTTTTTCTTTAGTTGCAGCCTCTCTGCATTCCTCAGAACAATATATCTGATATGTTACTTTTGCTTTAAATTTATTTTCACACCATTTACAGTTCTTCACCAAGGTTCTCCAAGGAATCTATTTTAATAGTTCCCGCCTCTGCTTCAGAACATGCTTTTTGAATTGGACATCTTGCACAAATTTTTGAGTTAGATCTATAATTCCTTTTAGGAATAGTTTGATCAACCCATGCTTTGCGAACTGTTCTCATCCAATCAAATGCCTGGTTAACCCACCTGCGGTAATGATCGTTTAGTTCAATAGGAAGTGTAAGCAATTCATGATTATTTTTATTTTCATAAATCAATACACCCTTATCTTTTTTAAATACTTTCATATAAATAAGAACTTGTTTTAAATGATCCATCTTTGGTTTTCTATGCATTTTTCTATATTCAAAACCTTCATTTGGCACAGTTTTAATTTCGCCAACAATGTCAGTTCCGTTGTAATGCAACATAGCGTCTGCAAATCCATTGATAGGAGGATCTTCAGATCTTACAGCCAACTCCATTGCTGGATGTATTTGTTTATTATACTTTCTTGGCTCTGGATCCATTTCTAAATCTTCAGCAAGAACACCAGATTTTAATAAAGCATCTTGAATTCTACCGTGACTTAGATTACCACCTGTTCTGTTAGCAACACCGTAAGCATCTGCGTTATCTTCCCACACAGTTCCTTCAAAGGCTAAATACCAAAATCTTGCACACTCACCATGGTTCCATACTAATGTTGATGGAGAAAAACTATATTTTTTTGCATACTTAGGTTTTAAGTTTGCAGTATATCCTTTTTCAATTGACTCAATTAGACCTTTAGTAAAGTCTACATCTCCATTGTGTATTTCTTTTTTAATCATAACTTGCTGTAATAAATTTTTCATGTTTGTCCTTTTAATATAGTATAGCAGACTATCGCGTAATGTACTTAAGAGCAGAAACTAAATCATTAATTGACTCTGCAGCAGTATAATATATATTCTTTTTTGCTCTATCGTTTTTATCAACATTGGTCATCCAAGTTGCTTTAAAGGACATCTTTGCTGCAATTGCTTGCAGTCTAACAATTTCTATAGTTGCAACATTCATTGGTATATCTGGCTTAATAATAACCTTTGCAATAAATGTTAATGCTGTAGTTAATTCTTCATCTTGCATATACTCTGCTATTTCAGCAAGACCGTTAACCATCTCTAATGTTGTTTTACTGTTTTCAGTTTCCAAGACCAAATCCTCCGTTGTCATTATCTGCTATTCCTAGTTTGTTTCCTTCTTCG